ACGGCCTTTATCCGTTGCATCCTCGGCAAGTTCGGAAATGATGGCGCGCTTTTTATCTTCCTTGATGGTTGCTGCCATCTTGTCCATGCGTTCTTTGTATTGCGCCTCGGTTTCGCTGTAGCGTTTTTGCAGGTCGTCCATCTGCTGCTGATAGCGTTCTTCGATGGCTTTTACATCACCTTTGGTTCGCGCTTCTTCCAGGGCTTCGGCTCTCGCTTTTTCGATAGCCGCTTTCTGGTTTTCTTCAAACTCTGAAAGGCGTTGATTGGTGTCTTTCAGCTTATTATCCAGATCGTCAGCCGTTTTCTTAACCTTGAGCATCCCGGCGTGCTTGTACACGTCACCGACCTGCTCATAGTCGTCTTTGATGAAGTCTGGAAGTTGTTCGTATTGCTCTTGAGTAAGTTCTGACATTGGCACTGCCTCTGTTTAAATGAAAAGGTCACTGACCTTCGTTATTGCCGATAACCGGCCCCTGTGATTCAAGCTCCTGCATCATTGATTCAACGTCCGCAATGAGCCAGCCGCCGTTATCAATTTGGCGGTGGAACTCCTGCTGGCTGATGTCGCCGTTCATGCGCATTTCCATCAGGACGCGGATTTCGTCCGTGGTGAGTTTCGGTGATGCAAAGTCGCGTGGTAATTCGAGCGTGATTTGTTCCAGTGACGTTTCAACTGCTTCCGGTTGCCACAACCCTTCGAACATGCCGCAGTAGCTGATTGCGCGCTTCCATGCGTTTTCTGAGTTGTCTGCGATGGTTTCAAGTAATGCGTTCTGGTCTGCAGCTGATATTTCAGCTTCCGTGGCTGTCATTACGCCGGACTTGTCGCTGGCACCGCCCAAAGCGCGGATCCGCTTTTCGCTCTCAGTGAAGTACCACTGGAAGTCGTCCATGTTGGCTTCGGCAGAGAGGACTCCGACCTCAACGTTGTTGGGGTAGTTGTTGGAGCCGTAACCACCCGTTACCTGGTAGTCGCGGCCGTTGATTTCCTTGAACAATTCCAAGTCGTTTGATTTCCAGCCTTTCGTCCATTTGGTAGGAACCAGGCAGCGCTGCGTCTCTTTGTAAACCGCTGACACGCGGTAACGGTGCAACGTGGCCTCACAGATGGGGTGCAAGAAGCCCATACCGCGTGAAAACATGCCGTGGCTCATTTCTTCATCAGCCACAATCGCAACCGGCAACCACTTGAGCGGTCTGCCTCCGACAGTCACATAAGAGCGCGGGCCTTCTTCCTTTCTCTTGTCGCCGTAAACAATCTTCTGCTGGTAATAGTTACCTTCCTCATCCAGCGCCAGCACCAGATAGGACTCAATGATGTCGTGATGGAACGTGTCCTGTGAGAACGCAGTGCCACGCTCAAGCAGCATGATGAACCGTAGCTGCATTGCACCGTTAATGCGGTCAAAATGCCAGTTCACCACGTTATCGCGGCTGTATTGTTTAATCGTTGCGCGTGGGTTTTGCTCCTGCACATCTGCGAGGCTGACCGAGTTCAAATCAACATCAGACAAGCCCTTATAATCCGCGACCAGAATATGCCATTTCATTGCCAGCACGTTACTGGCGGCATGCTCAATACCGGCTCTCAGCGCCATGCCGTCACCGTCTGCGTTCTGCTCAAGGTAGGTAAGGCGATCAGGAAGTTCTACCGTCGTGTTACCCAGGCGCATCTTGCCGAGCAGTGTCCGGCGTGTTTGTTCTGGGTAAGGGTCGAACTCAGCGCCTGCAATGTACTCTTGATAGCGCAGCTTCTGTTCTTCTGACTTGGTATCAATCTGTGACGGATGGGGCAGATAGGTATAGGTTTTGCGCTTGACCTCTGGGCTACCTTCCAGGCAGTCAGTGACCTTAATCAGCTCATCAATGGTCAAGTGATATTCAGGGTGAACTTCTTCACTCAAGATGCTCTGATTAATCACGACTCCTGCCGGTGTTACTTCTTGATTGCTCATCTATAACCCCAGCCTCTTGAATAATTCACTGTCTCTCGCCCTTAGTTCGTCGATAGTGAGTCTGCGTCCCGACATATCTACAAAGTCGTCAAAGTCGTATTCACCGCTTCTCAGCAGCTTTGCCCGCGTGGGGCCTAATGCATCGTTCTGGAACCATGCAGGTTGTGATCGCATCCACGCATCCTGTGATGTTTGGGCGCGAACTTGACCTGCTTTGAATATGTCGCTGTCTCTCCGGCCCCGGTAACGTACTCGTGAGCCTTTCGGTAAGTTCTGTGGCGGGTTTTCTTCCGTCGCCCGTCTGCGCTGAGCATCTTTAAGCCGCTGCTCTCTGGCCTCAAATGATTCCCGCGCTTCTTCACCATCTCTGCCACCGATTGCTGCTCTGGTGCCAATTAGCTTTTCGCCTTTGGGTAGATAAAGGTGGCTTGAACGACAACCATAATGCCTGGGCACTTCCACAATATCGGGTGAACCTTTGGGCCAGCGTGTGCCATTTAAGGCCCTGCAGCCGAGCGTGGTTCTGTTGTCGAACACTGCCGAAAACACAACCTCCATTTCCGTCGACGGATTAGCTTCTGCCATTGCCGCCCGTGCCTGATTAGCAAAATGCTGATAGCCGGTGCGGGTCAGTGTTTCTGATTCTCTCAGCAGCAGGCCGTTAACCGATTGCCGGACTTCGCGGATAATCTCTGTCGGTGGTGTTTGTCTTGCGTAACCACGGCGCACAATGCCTGCAACTTGTCTCACGCGGGACTCGACATTGGCCTGCACAAACTCAGCCCAGACGCCGGTACTGTTTCGCTCACCCTGGCTGAGGCTCATCAATGCTGTTTCGGTAAACTGCTTGATTTGCCGCTTTGCCGGTGTTTTTAACGTGAGCGCGGTACTGGCCGTGATGAACTCAGCCTGAAAGTTGGCCTCGTACTCTGCCATTTCAATCAGGTTGTCGGTCAGCTCCTGCCAGCCTGCGTTATCCCGGATCGCTTTTTGGATTTGCTCAACGACTTTCTTAAGCTGTGAGGGTGTCCTGATATTGCCGTCAGCAATCAAACGTCTCACTTCGCTGTATGTCCGGCTCAATGCCGGTGTCATCGTGGAGCTGAACCCTTCTGATGCCAGCCGTGCCAGATACGTCTCATGGCGCAGATATTCATCAATGTTGATTGGCATATCTACCCCGTTCGTGGTGCGGCTGATGGTCTTTGCAGTGGGAACATCTGGTGGATAAAATACCCTGCTGCGTCAACGTGATCATCTAATGCCGGATGCTCTTTAAATTTCTCTGGCTCGCCCTTGTCGGTGTAGCCTTGATTCTCAAGTGCATGAGTGAGTTCAGGGCATTTATCGGTATTGACTGCCATGCGGTCATGAGACAGCAATGCGTTTACTGCATTAATCCGGTCACGGACAAACGGGTTTCGTTCTGGTGCGTCTACGGCGTAGCCAGCGTTCTCAATAATCTCAATATCGGTAGCTGATGCGTTCGTACTGCTATTGCCGCCGCTTGAGTCTGGATAGACCGTTAATTTGTGACCGTTGTAGCGGGTCAGGTTATTAACGAAGTCGTGCGTGTCGTGGCTCACGAACTCATCAACGGCTATGGGCTTGTTGCCCTCAATCACCCAGACGTTGGCACACGTTCCGCCGACGTTGAAGTCAAGACCGATATAAAGCCTGTCACCTTCCTGAATCTCTCTATCCGTGTGATGCTTCTGGCGGTCAAAGAAGTGATAGACCTTGTTCCGGCTAAAGCTGACCCAGCCGCCGTGAACAAACGCCTCAACCATGATCGGATCATAGTTTTTGGTAATTTGCTCAACGTAGCCATCAGGCAGAAACTTGTTACTGTTTGTGCCTGCGCTGATGTAGTGATAACCCTCGTCTATATGCTCACCTGTACCCCACATTTCATAACCAAAACCACTTAGTCCGTGATCCGGGGTACTCGCTACAGCAATCGTGTTGCCGCAAGGGTGATTAGCATATTCCCTTACGCGCTCAGTGATTTTTGTCCAAGCATGTTGGGCGTCTTCTTTCTTGAGCGTGTCTAACTCATCAACACCGGCGTGAGCGATTTCATACGAAACAATCGAATCTGGATCGTGATAGGTGTCCAGACAGTAAACGCCGTTATTAAGAGCCGGTATCGTAAAAGTGAGTTCGCTTTTATTTAGCTCGTACTCATATCCAAGCCGCTTAAGGTAGGACTTAACACCGCTCAATCCACGACGCCTTGCAAGCTTAAGTGACGGGAAGTAGTGCCCGACGCTGATACCAGGGTCTTGCTCCATCAGCGTGATAAGACGAATAATCAGCCCTTCACTCTTGCCGCTACCAAGACCACCAAAGAAAGCCGGGTGTGGATGCGGCGAATTAATCAGCAGTTCTTGTGGGCGAGTAATGAGTATTTTGTCACTCGACGACATGGAAAACCCTTGTGATAGTTTTCTCGCCGTTGTTCTGCGTGTTCTGCTGTACTTGCGTTGGTTTGGCGTGACGCTCGTTTATGCCGGTGGTAATGCTGAGCTTGTCTACACCGTCAAGTATTGCTTTGAAGTCACTGCCGCTGTCCGTGTTATCCAGTAGGTCGCCTGCTTTTTGCATTGCCTTTCTGCTGAATAACTGAATGTCATTGAGCATCTGCTCTTTAAAGTGAACAGCCTCGTTTACTGCGTTTACTTCTTGTTCACTTAGCTGTTTACTTTCTTGATTTACTTCGACTTTCTTGTTTACAAGTTCAGCCGTTTTTTTTTCGAGTCCTTTGGTGATCCTGTTCACCATTGCCGGACTGATACCGTGCCTGTCTGCTAGCTGGCGCTGGGTGTAAATCCCGGTATGATAATCAGCCAGCAAGGCGTCCTTATCATACTTCCTCGCCATCTTAGCCCCTCACTGAGTTTGGTCACTGACCGTTTTAGGCTGGTTTACCCTTTTGGGTTATCTTCTATTTCTCTTACATCGTCATGGAGTGATGACGCGTTATTGGCTTGCGCCAGGTCTGCAATCTGCTGATTCCGGTTGCGCTCGATTTCTAAACGCTTGCAGTTGAAATACCAGTTGATTGAAAGCTGCGTTACCCAGGATAGGAAAGCTATTGCCATACCAAAGACAATGCCCCATTCGGATAAGCCCCATTCAGAGATCACGCCTTGCGATGAGTCGATCGCCTTTTTTGCTGTTGAGGCTCCAGCGACACCAACGCCAGTTCCGGCCGTCACTTTTGCAGACAGGCTGGTTATAGCTTCCGCTGCCTGGTGTTTCATGTCGGTCATAAAGTCTCTATTTGGTTTCGTACACACCACGCTCACAGGCCTCTACCCATTCACGCTTGAATCGTTTAACGATTGCCGCTTGTCTGTCAGCCCCGAAATAGCCCGGCCACTGGTAAGCGGAAACAACCATGTCTTTTTGGAGCTGGGTTTTTGCATCAAGTTGGATGCCCCAGCCGTACTGCCTGGACTGCATGACCGTTTCAGCCATCAGTCCGACCAAAGTACAGTCCTCTGCTACTACGTTTCCGGTGGCGGCGATCATGAATACTGCAAGCAGGTTTTTCATGTTCTGCCTCCCGGAAAAGAAAAAGCCCGAATTAACGGGCCCTGTTTCTACTGTTTTTCTGTTTGGCCCGTGCCGTACCGGCTTAGCCGCTCACGGAGCAGGTAGCCCTCAAAGGCCCAAATCTTGTTTCGTGCGTTTTCGCGTGCAATCTTTCGCCCGATAGCTTCATCGAAGTTTTCAGGTGACGCCGCTGCACTTTCGCCAGATACGATGTAACCGTTTTTCAGTGTCAGGGCGCACACCGTCATCGTGGTGCCGGGAAAGACGTGATACTGCTCATGCACGATGGTTTCATCAATCATCTGCGGGTTGAGCTTTCGCTCACCTTACCTGAACTATACCAGTTAATTGCACGTTTTTTTGTGTACAAAAATCAGGGGTAGATGTTCACGTTTTTGACGCATGACTCGATGACGCAATCACGGATCCAGGTCACGCGGTTTTCTACTTTTGTTCGACCAAACCCCATGCTGCGGGCAATAGCCAGAATACTTCGTTTTGACTCATCAGCACCCCAACGACGTTTTGCAATAAGCTGGTCACTCAATCTCCATCTTTCTGCCAGGTGATGACAGAGTTGAACTTGCAGATCATCAGCCGGTAACTGGTTATCTGGCTCCCCAGGGCAGCGCATATCCGTGTTTGGCATCCCGACATACTTACCCGCCGCCCAGCGCTCAAGAACCCTGTCAGCCTGCTTCTGCAAGTCTTTGTAGTTCGGGGCGACAACCGTGCTCTTTCTGTGTTTCTTCTTGAATGAACGCATTTATATCCTCGCAGACTTCTGAATAAAACGGCAGACCGTTATTTCCTCTGTATGTCCCTATCCAGTCGTAGTTCTGTCCTATCAATTCAGACCGATAGTCCTTATCGCGGATCATCATGAACCGGCCCTTTTGCTTAGACCAGACAAGGTAGATTGTGACCCCGTTACCGGCCCGCCCGATCTCGACCAGTAAATCCATGTAAACCCGTTCTATTTCTGCATGCATTACTCACCCCCTGGCGGCTCTGGCATTGGCATCCAATGAGTCACAGGAAAGGCATCAAAGAACCACCCGCTTTCCTTGTAGCATCTGACAGTGACCGGGGAGTACGGATAGGTGATCACCATTTCTCCGCGCTCAGGGAGGGAGTCTTTAACGCTAATCCATTCACTCATCAGTTATCTCCAATACCGTCTTTTCTTCGTAGCTTTGCCTGCTTTCAAAGGTGATGCTTTTGATTTGGTCGGTCGAATCGTCCTCAAGTAACCCTTGAGCCACAAGCCCGTCGAGCACTGCCTTGATACTGATACCGTCAGGATCATGTTTTCTTTTCCGGTAACTCGTAACGTGGATATGGACTGCTTTATCAAATCTCGGCAGCGTTTCCGCTCCCACGGGTTCATTGCAAGCAGCCGGTTCCATGTTGGCATCGGGTAAGGGAGTTCGATTCTGACTTTCATTCATTCTCCAGCTGAGCCTCAACCAGTCGCGCATAGCCGGTGATGTCGTGCCATGAGTCGGCATAACTCGGATCGCCATTCAATATCCTGGCTATCTTGTGCTGAATCATTTCGAGCGCTTCTTTCTTGTCATCGCTGAGCCGGTTCCATCCGGGGAAGTTTCGCATCACGTCTTTCAGTGATTGGCTTATTTCGGCGTGATCTTTAAACTCGCCGTAACGGTTGCCGCGTTCTTTCAGAGTTTCATCAATACCCATTTACCACCCCTGCTTCCTGAAATGCTTAGCCTGTTCTTCCATCCGACCGGCACAAATCGCACAAAGGTCAGTCCCGCCTAATGCGTCATGCCGCTCTTGTGGAATGGGGTCATCACATTCAACACAAAGCTCGCTCATTTCCCGCTTCACCGTCTTATGTGCCTGCAATGCCATTTCCAAATTACGCTCGGCAACTTCATTGCCGCGATCTACCTCATCGGCCATTTTTAAACTTCCTTCTCTCGAACTCATTAACGACTATTTTCTGTACCCAGTTCCGTAAGTGTTCCGGGACTTCCTCAAGCAATTTCCGCCGCTGTTCTTTTGTTGGTGCGGCTAATATCTTTTCTGCAAAGTGACGCGGCCACAGGTCGCTCACCTGCCCCAATCCTCAATCGCATCTATAACTTCCTGCGGTGGCTCAAAGGGTGAATAC